TTTGTTAAAGGAACTTAGAGTAGTACTCCTCTACCCGTCTCCACCAGTTATCTGACCAAGTATCAAACTCATTGCCTTCTACAATGAATTCTTGGTACTCATTATCCGCAGAACACATAAAGATTACGCCTTTGCGAATCTTTGTTCCGTATATTTTGTTATGGGCATTGGCATACGCTGTCAACTGTAGGAAATAGTCTTCAACCCATTCACGTTTCTTAGGCTTATTAGTCTGTTTATGATCCATAATAGCTTCATCGCCATTATGTAGGCCAACTAAGTCTGTGGTCCCAGCATAAATTTCAGGAAAATATAAAGATATTTCCGTACCCCAGAATTCGGGGCAGTTGGATAAGCCTTTAGATATGATTGTATGCGCCATCGTATGTGATTGCTTGCTATACGGATTGCTTCCGGGCTCACCTGTTTCTCCATTAAGTACGTAGTTCTCTAGATACTTATGCATTCTGGTGCCTCGTCCAGCCGCTTCAGCAGTAATCTCCTTAGCTTTTTGTTCGCCGACTCTACGGCGCCATTCAATGAGAGCTTTCTTAGCTTCTGCTGGTTTAGTTGCGTCTAGAATTGTAGTGACGCTAGGGAGTTTTTCACCAGTTGGTGTTACGTACTTACGACCTTCTGTAGTCGTTTCACGTTTCATTGCTGCGTAGGGGAATTTGTTTATTAAAGCCATATCTTAATATAGCATAGTGTCATGAAAAAGCAACTATTATGGTTAAATTTTCATTGCTCGTTGTGCCATTTGCTTGACAACCTTTTCGCCGTCAGTACCTTGTGGTTTTTCGTGAGTGTTTTCTTCTTGCCCAACGAAAATAACATCATCTCCTTGAATGTTTTTGATAACGTTCTTGAGAGGCGGAACCTTGATCATGTTGTACAAGTCAGTAGCGTCAAGGATTACATCGTACTTTTGAAAGTACTGTTGAAGTTGGTCGAGGGTAAAATCGTCTCCGATTTTACCGTCATCCCTATCTTTTTTAAGTTGACTAGTTAGTGCGCCGATCTTTGCTACTAATGCGCCATCTTGGTCAAATTCACAAAGAAGCATCGATTATCTCTTCGGACGACCGATATTTCCGCCTAGGTCTTCTTCATCATCCATATCCGGAAGAGGAGGAAGTTCTGCGCCAGGTTCTTCTGCCGGAGCTTCCATATCAACACCTAAGTCGGCGCCGACTTCTGCACCAAGATCAGCGTCCATTTCAGGAGCGCCCATTGCGAATGCATCTGCACCACCTTGGCCAGTTAGACCACCAAGTGCGCCCTTAAGAGAAACCTGTGCTTCTTGTAGAGCAGCGTTAAGACTTGTGAGAGCAGCAGTCGCAGCTTCGTTGAATGAAGTGCCTTCGTTAACGCCGATTTCTGATTCTACTGAATCAGCAAGAGCAGGAAGTTCCTTAACGAGCATGTCATTAACATCTTCGTACATCTTCTGAATGGAATCAACCATATCTTGAGCGGCAAGAATAACCTGCGACTTTTCTACTTCTTCGTTTTCAAGAACGATACGAGGAGCCTTAGCCACTTTCATATGTTCGGTGAGAGCTTGTTCCATAAACAACATCTTCATGTAAGTTGGGTTAGCTTCTGCTTTGTGGAATTCAGGTGATCTACGTGACTCTTTGATAAGTCCGGATACCTTCTTAAGCATAGCTAAGGTCTTTGGACGATCCAATTCCGCGATATCGAAATTGAATGCAAAACCTTCTTTCAATGCCTTTACAGCTACATTGCTTCTGTCTAGATCAGTAAGTTTCATAGGGTTAACTCTTCCTTTGATAAAGTATTTATCACTTTTGTTTAAAAATCGGCTTACGAGCGCGGTCGAAATTGTGCTCCTGAATCCGTATAGAACTATTTATGTGTGATTTAATCTCGTCAACAATCCTGCGTTTTTTGATAGAATCTTCTTGGATTTTGATGATGTAGAGTAATTTAGAGTCCGAATCCACCCGATTTCGTAGTATGTTTCTGTATACCTCTAGCTCAACGTTTACACTACATAGGCTTAAATCTAGCTGCTGTACTCGTCTCGCTTCTCGGTGTTTGCCGGCGTGAAATAATGTTACATATGCTAACGCATTTTTTATATTAGTTAGCTCCAAATCAGTATTATTTCCGCGGATTCTAAAATAGCCACTTTTAGTTGGAGAAATACTATACACACCAAATAGTGTATATCTTCCGGACTGATCACAAGTGATCAATACATCTTTAAGTTCAGAATTAAGTTCATCATCGAAAAACTTATTAAGTTCGGATACTGTTGTCATATTACCTCAAAGTAAATATTTTTTAGTTCTTCTGTTATATTTAGAAAAGCTGAAGTATCTTTTACTTGATTTTTACAAACAAGCATCGGGACACCTTCGCAGTCTTTATATAGCGCACCTAATGGCATAATACCATTTTCAAATACGCTTGAATGTTGTATCTCAAACTCGAACTTCCAACAGTAACTAGATTGATCATCAGACTGATATAAAAATCCAAACTTATTAAATTCTTGATCCGTCATCTCATTTTTTACAGGAATTTTTACTATTTCTGGCTGAGAACGCATCGATATTACTTGTAGTATTGTGTCAAAATTGCATTGTGTATTGCGTCTATGCATCCAATCCTGAATGTCATCTTCGTTTGGTTTGGACCTATTCATTACCCCGGTTTGGGTAATATCAAACAGGGTATAACAGGCAATACGATGTGACATGTATCTATTTAGAGCAAAGAAAAAACCCGGAGATAAATTAATATCTCCGGGTTCCTGTTGTAGTATTTTTACTAACTATTAGTTAGTGAAAGCGGCTGTTGCAGTACCAGTTGTGGTGTTAGCGATACCAGCAGCAGTTAGGGCTGCATTGACTGCTGCAACAACGTTTGAACCTTCACTACCGTCGACTGACCATGCACCGGTTGGGTATACAGCGAATGCAATAGTATCAGGACCAGCAGTCGTGAACTCATAGATGTAAACAGTTGCAAGCTGCTGAACAGTTTGAACGATTACGTTAACTTGTGCACCACTGAAAGCACCTGAAGAAGCTGCTGTGATAGTGAAGAAGTCAAGCTTTGGACCCTGTGGCTGAACAGTCTGTGCAGTTGCAACAGCGTTTAGGCCTGAGTTAGTGTATGAAGGTGAGTCTAAGTGTAGAACTGGTAGAAAGTCACCGTTTACTTTTGTGAATTGTGCCATTGTATTATTCCTTTAAAATGTGAGCTTCATGCTCATACTTTTATTTATGCCAGGAATACAAAAACATCGGTTTTGGGTTAGCGGCCTGCAAGATTTTGTCTTGAAAAGCCCATTCTATCTACTAATTTAAGCCCCTGAGAAACGAAGCCTTCGTGTGTTTCAGTGCCATCTTGTAGATAACCTTTAACCGGGCTGTTTTTTGCTGCTTGATCAAGTTGTGATACAACTGCCATCTTGAGATTGTAGATGGCAACCCAAACTTTGAATGCACCTAAAAGACCTTCTTTGTTAACGTTAAGGTGTTCTAAAATTTTAGCCTTCATCTTCTCTGTCATAGGTCTAGATTCTACGTAGTCCATAAAGCCCCTGAGCAGCCCGGATAGATTACCGGATACGATTTTCTTATTGATGTAAGTAGTGAATAGTTGATTGAATGTATTACGAGCCTGAGGGGCGGTCTGCATCAAGTCTCTAATTGCTGCGCCGTATTGATTTAGTTCACGATTGGCAATGTTAACTAACTGCTTAGGCATAGTTAACTTAGGGGTAATTGGCATCTTACTTGGAACAATAGCAACATTACTTGAGTTTTGTAAGTTACCAATAGAACCGTTTAGTGTAGTCGCTTCGTCTGTACTTGCAGCATCAGCAGGAATAAACTGGTGAACGGCAATACCAGCTACTTTATCTGCCAATAGCTTACCAACATCACTGCTGGCATCTACGGTATATGCGATACCATTAGGATTGGCTTTAAAATTAAATAACCCCTTTTCATCCTGTAGTGGCGCGCTGAATAGAAGATCGCCCCAGTAGTATCCGTTCGATCCACGATCTTCTTTTTCTAGTCCTGGCCAAATAGTTGCAATAATGTTATATAAATCTCCGCGATTTACACCTCTTGCTCTATCATATTCAACAAACTCTTGTGGACTGAATACCTGTCGTCCAGAGCCGTCTTTCTTGTTGAACATGTGCTTGTCCATGATAGTAAATCTACCATCCGGGCCTCTACCAAAAATAAGCGCAGGATATCCATCCCACTTAATAGTTACAGTTTGAGGATTAGTAATTGTCGCTTCGATAGCTTGGATAGCTCGTTGAGCGCCGGCCTCATCGTCGATGAATACTAGGTCTTCCGGATGATCCAAATGACCTTTAGCCTCGTCCAATTTAGGTTGAACGATAGTTTCCAGTTTACCAATTAGTTCTCTGAATTCACTCATACGTTCTTCGCTGCCCAATTTTTCATTGCTGTGGCAGCTTTAGGGTCTTTTGCCAAATCAGCGATTTTTGTATCGATATCATCAGTTGCAGCAGCCGGAGCCGGGGGTTTAGCGTTTTGCGCCCCTCTAGGAGCAGCCCCGTACGCCTTAGACAATGCATATGCAACTTGTGCAAGTTGTGTAATTGCACCCTTAGCTTTTGTAACTGAATTGTAGTCTTTCTCAATTTTTTGTAGGTAGGGAATAACCTGAGCTTCTTTAGATTTCCAATTAACCCCGCTCATATATTGGTTAAACCAATCATACATGTAATCGCCGATGCTTGGATTATCGGATTCCGGCGGTGCGTTAGGATCTGTAGCTTCTAATATATTTTCAAAAATAGAATTTAATCGGTCGTATGATGTTTCTTCTTTTACTGGCCTTGGCTTCTGAGCAGCTTGCATTTTTCGTGCTTGTAGTTGTGCCTGCGTTCTTTGTGCAGCAGTCATTTTTTGTCCGGTAGGTTGAATACCTGCTCTAGTTTGCATCTTAGCTGTTGCAGTCTGTTGTGGACTCATAGTCTGTCCGGTCTGCTGCGCAGGCGGAACTTGTGCCGGTGAAGTAGTGGACACAGCCGCAGAAGGCTTCGGAGATGCAGTAGGAGATGGGGGAGGAGGGGGCGCCGGAGTAGCACTACCTGCCATAGACTTTTTAGGATCAATAAATTTTCCGCTTAAGCCATTACTAATAGAAGTTATTGCGTCATCCACAAAGTCTTTGATGAAAGCATTTTGTGTCAACGTTTGTTTAGTTCCCTTTCTGGATAACAATCCAGACATTGCGGCTACAGGAGTAGCGCCAAGCATACTACTCAGGACACCTTCTTCTAAATTTTCAGGCGAACCAAACTCATTTATCTTCATTTTTCTTCCTCACGGCTTTAGAAAATCTTGCTTGGTCTTTACCCTTAATTGCACTGAGCAATTTCTTTTCAAGCAACTCAGCCTTATCGGAAGAATAGTGTTTCTGCATCAATTCAATTAGATTAATTGCACTGGCGATGACGTTAGAGGCACGAGACTCAATGACATTGTTGATGTCACGGGTGTCGCCGTACAACTGGAGTTCTTCTAAAAGACTTCTTGTTCGTTTTTGCATAATAAGTAAAGACCCTACTGATTGTATTTATTCAAAAAAATTATTTCTTTAGTGAATTTAACAAGGTCTTTAGCTTTGCACTTTGTACATCTGCAACTACATGTTTTGTCGCAAAGTTAGCAGTGTCGTTAAGAACTTCATTAGTAGAACCAACTTGACTTGTAGTTTTGATTTGACTTAGAATCTGATTTGGACTTGGGGCACGTTGTTGATCCTCGTCACCTCCATCATCAGTAATACGCATAGTTTCCATATTGTAGTCAAGATCAATCTTCTGACCTACCCCAGTAGAACTACGAGACTTCATACACTGAATCTGATACTTGCCGCGCTCTTTCATAGAACGTGACGTAAAGATACCGAACACATAGTCAGCAGTGTTAATCTTAGAGATACCACCCGCAATATGACTATGATCAAATTCAATTTCTTCAACAGCCGAACGATTCAACTGAGAAGCAGTAATCAATAGTACACCGAGTTCTTTTGCTAAGTTACGAAGTTCTTCTGATACATACTTGTCTTTAATAAACTGATCGTTTGGATTGACTTTTACTGAGACAGGCATAACCAGATCAAGATAGTCAACCATAACAAAGTCTATCTTGATACCAGTTTGAATCTGCACTTCTTTGATATAAGAACGAATAGCATTCACGTTGCTTTGCGCAGGCATACCCTTAACCCGATACTTACCCATCTTTTTCCCAGCCATCTTGACTCGGAATTCAGCATCATCTAGATTCTTACGAATTTCCTTCGTACTCATGCTAGTAAGCATGGCGTCAGTACGAAGCGAAGTCAATTCTTCTGAAAGTTCGAGAGTGATATAGACTCCGCTCAATCCTTGACTCAACCAGTTAAGTGCGATGTTCATCATGACCAACGACTTACCAGAACCAGAGCCACCTGCAAAGATGTTCAACTCGCCACGAGACATACCACCATACATAACGCGATCCAGTTGAGGCCAACCAGTCGATACCTGACCACCCGCATTGAAGTACTTGTTAAGACGATCCTTCGGATCAGCAAAATAGTCTGTACCCATGTCACGCTGTAGACTGATTTGAACTGCGTCTCTAACTAGCTTTTCTACTGGATCAAAGTCTCCCTTCTCCAGCATATCTGCTGCTGTAAGAATAGCACGTTCAAGTTCTTGCCGTTTAGTAAACTTCTCAAACTCCTCAAGAAACCAGTCATAATGACCTTCTTCAAGATTGGGAACTTGTTCGAGCATAGTACCAGTTGTCGCCTTGATCTGAGTTGGATCAGGCATAACACTATATTGAGTAGTATGTTCAACTATAAACTCAGCAACAGGACGAAGACTACGATCAAAGTTTTCCGGATTCATGATGTTCATAACACGGGTATAGAGTTCCGCGTTTGTCACCATCATCTGCAAGAATAGCGTTTGTACGTCCGTGTTATAATCTTTTATCAAGTCGATTCCTCATCATCTGTAGTTTGATTTTGCTGTTAGTGGCGCTTTGCAGTATACTTAGTAGTGTCGGTAGTCGCCCATACTTTAATACAGCATCGTTGGCGTCCTTTATTCCCTCTCCCCAATCCGGAAGTGACACCTGAAACCCCAATTCTAATGCTCTATCAATGATTCCTAGACCAGTCTTATCTATGTCCGGAACAACAATGATTCTGCGATTTAATCTACGCAGGACCTCTGCTTGTTCATCGCTAATCGTTTCGTGGGTCAGCGCACATCCATTGAATGATAGAGCATCAAAGATGCCCTCAAAGACAAGACAGACTTCATACTCTGGCTTCTGTAGATCATAGCCGAATACAAACCCGGGCTGCTGCTCTTTGATATACTTTGGAATACGATTATCAAGATAGCGACTAATATGACCCACTATCTTGTTTTCAAATGTATATGGGATGATGATACGATTAGCGTTTCGTCCATCATCTGTTGGCGTAATCATGAAAGGATAGTCGGTTAGTCCGATGCCTCTATTCGTGAGATATTCAACAAACTTTACATGATCTGGATTATCTTCCTGAATTATTTCTGCATCATTTGGTAGAGCAACTTCGTTGAACTTGACCTTAAGCTTTTTCTTCTTTACTAGCATGATTTCTAGTAGGTCTTTGTTCTGTAAACTCTCTAAGTTCCACTTGTTGATTTGCATGTCATCAACGCCGCACCAAACAAATAGCTGCCGCAAGTTTCTGCTAATGTGCTTACCTAACTGAAATCCGCATTTGAATCCGCAATTGAAGCAATGGTATGACCAGTTGTACTCTCCGTCAAATCTGAGTCCACCTCGGGCGCGCTTGTCTGCTTTATGCCCGCGATGATGACAACAGACGGCATTGAAACTGTGCCATCCACTCTGAGTGAGCTTCTTCTTGCCCGGAACTACGGTCAATATATCAAACATATATGCTATTATAACACAGTTGCTACAAAAAGCAACTGTTCTGGTTAATTATCGGGCTAAAATATTAGTTACGGCGCCCGCATTACTAGTGA